GAGAAGGTCAAATACAAACTGGAGTTATTGCTCAAGAAATAGAAGCAGTTCTTCCTGAATGTATAAAAGTAAGTGAAAGAGGAGCGAAAACTGTTAACACTGATCCTATCATGTGGGCATTAGTAAATGCTGTAAAAGAACTGTCAGCAAAAGTAAAAGCATTGGAGGCTAAATAACAATGGCATTAACAACAATAAAAGCTGCTGGTTTAACAGCTGATCTAATTGATGAAACAAAATTAGCCGATAACTCTATAGACTCAGAACATTATAATGATGGGTCTATAGATACTGCACACATAGCAGCCGATCAGATAACAGGTGCTTTGATTGCAGACGATGCAGTTGGTGCTGAACATATAGAAGTATTAGATGCAGCTTTACAGTTTGGAGATTCAGTTAAAGCTCAGTTTGGTGCTAGTAATGATTTAGAGATTTATCATAACGGATCTGCTTCATTCATAAGTGATTCAGGTCCAGGAGATTTACTTCTATTATCATCACAAGTACAGATAGTAAATCCAGCTAATAGTGAAGCTATTGCTATATTTACTGAGAACGGCTCATGTCAACTCTATTACGACAACTCATTGAAGCTAGCTACATCAAGTGGTGGTGTAAATATAACTGGTGAATTGACTGTAACAACAGATTTGGTTGGTATTGATAACTCTAAATTAAAACTTGGAAATAGCTCAGATCTACAAATCTACCATAGTGGAACCAAGTCATACATTAAAGATGCAGGTACAGGATCACTAAGAATCTGCTCAGACGACTTCAGGATATATAACGCTGCTGATGATGAGTATATGCTCAAAGCAGTTGAAAACGGAGGCGTTGAACTATATTACGACAACAATAAGAAACTAGAAACTGTAAGTGGAGGAGTAGACATAACTGGCTATGTCAATATTCAAAGTGGTGGAGATATATACTTAGAAGATAACGGTATAGTAAAGCTTGGAACAAGTAACGATATGCAAATATACCACGATGGAACCAATAGCAGGATTACTAATACCTCCTCTAATGATTTTCTTCTTGACACTGGTGGCGATTTCTATATAAGAAACACAAATACAGAAAAATACATCAAATGTGAAGCCAATGGTAAAGTATATCTCTATTATAATAATTCTGCGAAATTATTTACCCAATCTTGGGGAGCACAAGTAGCAGGTAATTTTGTACCAGATGGAGATAACTCTCGTAACTTAGGTGCATCTAATGAAAGATGGGCTAACGTATATTCTGCTGACATGCATCTGAACAACACAGGAGCTGGCGGTAATGAAGTAGATGGTTCTGAAGGAAGTTGGACAATACAAGAAGGAGCTAATGATTTATTCCTTTTAAATAGAACAAACAATAAAAAGTATAAATTTAATTTAACAGAAATCACTTAACACCCAATGGCAAACATTTTAGAAAAGATTGAAGAAGTGAAAGCTGAACTACAGCAAGTAGCTCAACAACATAATCAATTAGCAGAGAAAAAGAATGCTGCTGCCCAACGCTTCACTGAATTAAATGGAGCATTAAAAACATTACAAGAACTAGAGAAAACTGATGGCTGAAAAAACAACAGATGAAGTAGCAGCTATATTTTCAGCTGCAGGCGATAGCGTAACAGTTATCAATGGTAACAAAGAAACTGGTCAAACAGATGCTGACTGGAAGAATGAACTACAACGTAACGTAGATCATCTGGAAATTATCAAAGCATATAAGAAAGAAGATGGAACTACTTCTATATGGGGTAGTGAAAACTTTACTGCAATAGATGCAGCAGTTACTTCCGGTAAGTCTAAGATAGCAGCTCTGTAGTGCATGTAAATCTACCCCAGGTTCCTAAACCTCTACCTACTATGGAGATCGAGTTTAAACCACCTACAGCTCGCATTCCAGGGTATAAGCCTATGGTGATCCCTCCGAGCGATCTGGAGGCTCCTGAAGGGGTAGAGGAAGAGACTACAGAAGAACCACCTCCTCCACCTAAAGTACAGATTCCTGTATTAGATATACAGATGCCTTTACCAACTGCAGAAGTAGTAGCAACTGCTACCTATGCAGCTGTAGCAGCTGTAGCAACAACCACCCTAGCAACACCATTCTTTGATCAAATAAAGAAGAAACTAACTAAATTCCTACAAGGTAAGATTGATAAATGGAAGGAACAGCGGAAGAAAAAAAAGGACTCCTCGGAAAGCTGAAAGATGCTGCAGAGGATCAAGAACACCAAATCCAAATTCTTGGTACATTTGTTAGACTTGGTGTTGTGGTATGGAGTGGTTTTATTATTACATTAAACTATGTTGAAATACCTATGATTAAGAAAAGCCCAGGTGGGGACATCACTTTTCCTGCCAGTGTCTTCACTGGAGCACTTGCAACATTCGGTTTGACCACTGGTAGCAACGGTAATAATAAAAAGGAAAAAAAAGAAACATGAAAAAATGGCTAGTACTCTTATTACTGGCATCACCCACGGTAGCGAGAGCAGAATTAGTGACCCCAAACTTCACCCAAGGGTCGATGAACAGCACAACGACAACGACCCAGGAGATCGTAGAGGAAATAACTACGACAACCTATGGGTCTGCATTAAGCAAATGGACTGGGGAAAATATAACCCATACATCAGCCTCATCAGGAGGTATAGCCGATTCAGATTCGGTATTTACTTTACACACAGCTGGAGATCCCTTCGAGCTAGAACTAGTAACAAGAGCAGCCAGTCAGGTACTGTCAATAACAGAAATAGAAAGAGAAATCGACACTACTTCTACTACGGTATCCTTGTCAGTCTTCTCTCAGTAGGACCAGTCCGAGCTGAAGAAAATAATGTAGCTAATCCAGTTGCAGCTGCGACAGGTAATGTAACTAATCAGGCGGTACAATTCCAGAATAATGGAGCACCATCTAGACAGCATTACGGATCTAATATCAGCTGTAATGGAGCTACAATGACATTCTCTCCATTCTATATGGGAAATCATACTAAACCATGGGATATAGATGAGAATGGAATGAGACCCTCTAGTTACACTATGGCTGAGAACTGGGGAGGTCAGATCAACTTTATGATACCTTTAGACCGTGAAGGTTTAAATAGATGTCGTAGTATAGCAGCTCGCCAAGAAGAAAAGATGAGATTAGATTATGAGTTAGTTAGAGTCCTAAAGTGTGCAGAATTGCAACAGAAAGGATTTATGCTACTTCCTAATTCTGATATTGGTCATATGTGTAGTGATGTAATTCCAATTAAAACTTGGGAAAAAGCTAAAGCTAAAGTATTAAAATGTAGCTCTCCTCCTAAACCGTGGTATAAGCCATGGAGTAAACCTAAAGAAACATGTGAAAAATGAGTACACTAAATGAATATAAGCCTGATGTGGTAACACCAAGGCAGAAGACTTCTCTAGAAATTTCTATTGAAGCACAAAAAGAAGCTGCTAAAAAAGCAGAAGAATCAAAAGAGTCCGAGTAAACCCTAACCCCCTAATACAATGATCCTAATTATCAAGCCCATCCTTTTCGCCTTCTTGAAGTCAGATTCAGTTAAGAAGCTAGTAGTAGACCTACTTGAAGCTTACGTAGCTAGAACTGATAACAAACTAGATGATCAGGCATTGGAAATTGTTAAAAAGAAACTACTAACCTAATTATTAAATGGCTAATCAACCAAGAGGAGACTCTGTACCTATTAAAAAGTACAAGATGAAGGAAGGTGAGGTATATATGCCTAGGCCATTTGGCCCTATGCCTAAAGCTAAAAGTCCTTACAGTAGAAAAGGTCCAGCACCAGCATGACTATTACTCCTAATACTATACTTCTCCCTATCAATAAAGAAAGTGATGATAGCTATGGAGAAGCAGCTAATGACGAACTACTTAGACGAGGTTGGTCTAAGAGAAAAAGTAAGTACAGCGGTAAAGGACCGAAACCAGCATAACTATGGCAAAAGCAAAAGAAGAGAAGTTTGATGAGTTACATAACCTTGTCACTAACGAATTCCTTAAACGGGTTCGTAGTGGCGAGGCTACTACTCAAGACTTAAAAGCAGCCTGTGATTGGCTTAAGACTAATGACATAACAGGCGTTGCTTACGAGGGCAGTCCTATGGATAAGCTCACAAGAATCCTCCCTAAAGTTGACCCTGAACTAGTACAACGGAGGTTATATGGCTCCAAGACGGGCTAAGAACCCTGGTAAGACTTCTAAATATTATCAATCTGCTAAAGGTAGAAAGTCTTACGAGAAACAAAAGAAAAAACAAAAGAAGATTAATAGTACTGCTGCTAAACGTAAATACCGTAAATTACTCTCACGTAAGCGTAGAGAGTTAGGTATTATGGGTAAAGGTGGTAAAGATGTGTCCCATAAGGGTAATAGGTTATCCCTTGAAATACCTAAGAAAAATCGTGCCAGAGGAGGGGCAAAAAGAAAGTAATGGCTACTAAAAAAATTAAATCTGCAGAAGCGAATCTACTAAATCAAATAAAAGTTATTGAAGATAAATACGGTCAGACTCTTGGAGTTAATAGAGGTCGAGAATGGGATGTATATAGAAAGAACAACTTTGCATTATCTGATGATCTTACTATTAAATCTAATGTTGACAGAAGAGATGAAAAATATAAATCTTTTAATAGGGGTGATGAAACATGGACAGCTAAACAACAAGAGTTAGCTACTGCTGGTCAACAAGTCTTTGAACTAAAACAAAAATTAAGTGATGTTCAAGGTAATGTAATTGATAAAGTTAGATCTGGTTTAAGTAGGAAAACTGTTTCTGGGAAGAGTAGGTATAGTTTAGAAAGAGAACAATTACTTATAGGAAAATATCCTAAATTATTTGCTAGTGGAAAAGATCAGACGCAGAAAGAAGTTAACACTATACTAAATAATAGTAAAGACGAAGTAACTCAGAATCCTAAAACTAAAGTTATTAATGGAAAAGAATCTAACAAGAAAAAGCTGGAAATAACTAATGATTTGGTACAAGGTTTAACTTTGGAGTAGCTATGGAAACAGAAGAACAACCAAATCTAATCCAAAGACTACTTAATAAAATTTCTGGTAAAGAAGTAGGTGCTACATTCGGAGAAATAGGATTCGGAACTGGTCTTGATATAGCTACTGCTGGTTTGAATCCTTTACTTTATGGTGGTGTTAACTTCCTTGGAGGAGCAGGTGCTAACTATGTTGCTCAACAAGCTAGAACTGAAGAAGATCTAGAATGGTATGATAGAGACTGGGGAGAGATAATCTCTTCTGGTCTACTTGGTATAATTCCTGGTATGTCAGGTAAAGCAGGTAGACTAACTCGTTTTGTAGGTAATCCTAATACCTATAGAAGAGCTGCCACATTTGGAGCAGCTTCAGGTATAGGAGATCAGTTTATTAGACGAGGTATTAATGAAGGTAGGCTTCCTACAGGTGGTGAAATAGCCACAGGTGGTATTACTGGTAGTGTAGCTGGTCCAGTATTTAAAAAGTCTTTTGATGAAATAGGTAAGATCTTTACTAAATATCAAGGTAAATCAGCAGAGGAAATTAATACCTTAATGACTGATAGAGAAAGAAGTAGTATCAGTTATTTTAAAAAACAGATTGTAGCAAATAGAGATAACCCAGAAGCTGCATTGGAACTAATTGAAAGAATGAAGGAATCTAATTTCAATTACCGAAAAAATGTCTTAGGTTTACATAAAAATTTTAAAGACTATGCAACTTTTAAGGATTCAAAAGATCAAATAGTTAATAGTATAAATGATAAAATAGATGGTGATTTAAGACCTGATTTTACATTACCTATTGACTTAAATACTGAAATAAGTAATTTAGGTGGAAGAGGTTTTAAAGAAACTAGTGAATTAACAAGAGCAGGTATACATCCATCACACCATAAAGGAGATAAATTATATAATTATCCAGAAATACCAGAAGGAGGAGAATTTTTATGGTATGGTAAAAAAGATGTTGATGTTCCTACTCCAAAAGGTGTGCCAGTAGATTTAGGTGATGGTTTAATAGCTAGTAAAAATGATATAGATTTATCTACATTTGATTTATCTGATCCTACAAAAGTTTCTAAACAGTTTGAAGATTTATTAAGACAATCGTTAGAAATAGATCAAATTGGTATGAAACATTTAAGTCATATCGGTCAAAAACGTAGTAAAGTTATAGAAGGACAAACTGGTGAACAAACAGTAGGATTAATGTGGAATGATTATTTAGCTGGTTATTTTAATAAATTTATACGTTCTGGAAAAGCTACTAATTTTGATGAAGCAGTTAGAGTAAAACTGCCTAATGGTCGTGTACTTAAAGGTGATTCAACATTAGCTAGAGAACTAAGACTTTGGACTATTAAACCTGAAGTTATTAGCACTGGATTTACAAAAGGTGGAACAGCACCTAGCAGTAGGCAATATCAAAGAGATTTAGCTAGAATAGTAAATAATCATAATCCTGGTGAAGATCCAAATTTTTCAAATAAATTCCATGCTCATCATATCAATGTTATAGAAGAAGAGTGGCCTTTAGTTAGAGGACTTAATTCACCAGAATTGATTAAAATGAGGAAATTACTTGATAAATATATTAAATATCCATCAGGAAATGAAATAGGAAATAGATTAATAGTATTAGATGAAATTCATAATAAAATTCATTCAGATTACTGGCCTCAATATGCAGCTGAATTTAGAGAAATTGTAAACGATCCTAACTTTAATACTTTATATCCTACAGCTGCTTCTAGAGAAGAATTAGTAATTATGTTTGGTGAAATTGTAGAAAAAATGATGAATGAAGCTATTTTACCAGATATAGATGCTGCTATTAGAAAAGCACATCTTAAATATAAATTCAGAATTAGTGATGATAATGTTACTAATTATGTTGATGAAATTTTAGATGAAATAGAATTTGAAAGATCTAGATCAATCGAAAAAAGTTTTGATGATGATCTTTATGAAAGACCTTTTTCAAAAGAAGAATTAGAAGCAGGTCAAGGAATTACAGATGATCCCTTTAAATAAATAACTATGGCAAGAAAAAGTATAAAAAGTAAACAACAACTTAACTAAAATAACTTATGGGATTCGGAAACTTAGGAATCGAAGCTGCTAAGAAAGCAGCAGAAGCTGCTAAAAAAGCTGCTAAAGTAGCTAAAGTAGCTAAAATTAAACCAAAAAGAAATTGGAAAAAGATACTAGAAGCTGGAGCTATTGCTACAGATGCTATGAGTAAAGGTAGTGCAGGAGGAATGGGTAAAGCACTAGTTGACGCTAAGATAGACTTAAGCGGTAACGCATTCGATGAACAAGATACAGAGGATGCTGCTGGTAAAGGTAACTATAAAGATAAAAATGCATGAATACCTTAGACTTTCTTAAGTCGGATTTTAAGATGTTCTTACAAGCTTTGTGGGAACAACTAGGTCTTCCATCACCCACAAGAGCACAGTATTCTATCGCTGACTATCTTCAACATGGACCAAAAAGATTACAGATCCAAGCCTTTAGAGGTGTTGGTAAATCTTGGATTACTGGTGCTTTTGTGTTATGGACACTCTTTAATGACCCAGAACGAAAAATAATGATCATATCTGCTTCTAAAGAAAGAGCAGATAACATGTCAATCTTTTTACAAAAACTAATTATTGAAACCCCATGGCTCAGTCATCTCAGACCGAAACAAGACGATTCACGTTGGAGTCGCATCAGCTTCGACGTCGCCTGTTCACCTCACCAAGCCCCAAGCGTAAAGTCGGTGGGAATAACTGGTCAGCTAACAGGAAGTCGCGCCGATTTAATGATCTTGGACGACATAGAGGTTCCTGGAAATTCCATGACGGAGTTAATGCGTGAAAAGCTTCTCCAACTTTGTACGGAAGCAGAATCTATCCTCACACCCAAGAGTGATAGCCGTATTATGTATCTCGGGACTCCTCAGACTACTTTTACTGTGTATCGTAAGCTGGCAGAGCGTTCGTACCGTCCGTTCGTTTGGCCCAGTAGATACCCAAGAAAAGGTAAACTCAGTCAATATGAAGGACTACTAGCTCCTCAGATCCAAGAGGATATAGATGCTGGTATTGAACCTTGGACTTGTACTGACCCAGATAGATTTAATGAAGAAGATCTGATAGAACGTGAAGCATCTATGGGTCGTTCTAACTACATGCTTCAATTCCAATTAGATACCTCCCTATCAGATGCTGAGAAATTCCCCCTTAAGATGGCAGACCTTATCGTTACTAGTGTTAATCCTAGTACTGCCCCAGATAATATTGTTTGGTGTAGTGATCCCTCCAATGTTATTAAAGATCTCCCAACTGTCGGCTTACCAGGAGACTACTTCTACTCCCCAATGCAGATCGCTGGAAACTGGTCTGAATACTCAGAGACTATATGTTCCATAGACCCCTCTGGAAGGGGTACAGATGAGACTGCAGCAGCCTTCTTATCCCAACGGAATGGTTTTATATATCTACATGAAATGAGAGCCTTCAGAGACGGTTATAGTGACAACACGTTACTTAACATCTTAGACGGCTGTAGAAAGTACAATGTAACTAAGTTAGTTATTGAGACAAACTTCGGAGATGGTATAGTCTCTGAACTAATTCGTAAACACCTTATCACTCGTAAACAGGCAGTAGACATTGAAGAAGTTAGAGCTAACGTACGCAAAGAAGATCGTATTATTGATGCTCTTGAACCTATCATTAATCAGCACAGACTTGTGGTTGATAGGCAGGTTATAGAGTGGGATTACAAATCTAATGGAGACGCAGCACCAGAAGAACGTCTCATATACATGCTATTCTATCAAATGAGTAGGATGTGTCGTGAAAAAGGTGCAGTTAAACACGACGATAGACTAGATTGCCTTGCACAAGGCGTTAAATACTTTACAGATGCTCTCGCTATCTCTGCTACAGAACAGATTAAACTAAGAGAGTTAGAAGAATTCAACGACATGCTACAAGACTTCCTAGAAAACCCAGAGTCTTCAGCTAACCATATAGTTATGGGAATGAGTCTCGAACAAAGACGCAAAGCTAGAGGTAAAGAAACAGGAAACTCAATCCCCACCTGGGTTTAGCTTGGTGTCGCACCTATACAGGGGAAGGGAAGGGTGGACCCAGCCCCTCGATGAGGAAATTTGTTATCTCACGACAACAATTTCCTCTATCTTAATATCATCATTTGATATTCCTATAACACCTTCACTAACTATGATTAACAAAGGAGACCGTATTATCAGTATGTTACTGTTAAACAGTCATGAATCAGATATGACCTATCAGAGACCTGATAAGACCACCTATGTCTGCCAAATACGTAAAAATAAACCTGATACTTTCTATATACCTGAAACCCAAATAGAACTACCCCTATGAAGATTATAGATAACTTCTTAGATGAAGATGAGTTTAAAGTAATTCAACAATACTTAACTAACGATAGCTTCTCTTGGAACCTCCTACCCTCTATAGCTAACAACAAACAAGGCTTAGACCAATACCAATTCGTCCACACCTTCTTTGACATCTCTAAACCCTCACTTCAAAACTACTCTAACTTCTTAACCCCTCTCTTCTCTAAACTTAAAGCTAAGTATATCCTCCGTGTTAAAGCTAATCTTAGACCTAGAACTACTCAGGGTGTCTTATCTGACTACCACACAGACCTAGACCTTAACCAACAAACTGCTATATTCTACTTAAATACTAATAATGGCTATACTAAGTTCCAGGATAACTCTCTAGAAGACGTCCCTTCCGTAGCTAACCGCCTCCTTACCTTCTATGGTGCCCTTAAACACTGTGGTTGCTCCGCAACTGACTCTAATTACCGTATAATACTGAATATTAACTACATCCCTTCTACCCTTCACCTCTAAAAAAATAACATAAATTTCTGAAGTCAATATACGATGTAGCCCGGACGCAAGTTCCCCCAGCAGTACGAAAATAAACTCAACAAGGACGGAATCAACAGGGATGTAGCCTATTTATTACTTATTAAACACATTAAAACCAAGTG